TATAAACGCAGGTACCATAGATGGTACAACTATTGGTGCTTCAACCGCATCTACTGGTGTGTTCAGCAGTGTAAATATAGCAGCAGATGGCGCGACAGTTACTGGTATTAAAGATGAAGATGACATGGCCTCTGATTCGGCGGTTAAACTTTCTACTCAGCAGTCTATAAAAGCATATGTTGACTCACAAGTTACTGCTCAGGACTTGGATGTTATCTCTGACAGTGGTACTATTGACATTGATCTCGATTCAGAAAGTCTTACTATTGCTGGTGGCGAAGGTATTGATACTTCAGCGACTAGCACGACGCTCACAATCGCAGGTGAAGATGCATCTACATCAAACAAAGGTGTAGCATCATTTCATTCTGATAACTTCTCTGTATCTTCAGGCGCGGTAACGATAAAAGATGCAGGCGTAGCCAATGCTGAACTGGCTAACATGGCTGCCAATACGGTAAAGGTACGTGATGCTAACTCTTCCGGTGTTCCATCTGATAAAGCAGTAGGAGATGGCGAACTACTGATTGGCGATGGTACAGGCTTTACCGCTGCTGCACCATCCAGCGATATCTCAATGACAAACGCTGGTGTTGTGACAGTAACCAAGATACAAGGCCAGACAGTCAGTTCCACTGCGCCGACAAATGACCAGTACATGAAATATTCCACTGCCTCTAACGAATGGCAGATGGTGTCTGTGGTTGGTGACGATAAACTTACAACGAAGGGTGATCTTCTTGTCTATAACACGGTAGACTCAGAGACTAGACTTGGTGTAGGCACGAACAACAAAGTTATTACAGCTAACTCATCCGCTACTAATGGACTGGATTGGCAGTATGTAGCTGGTGACAGTATGCGTATGGGTTCGGATGCTGCTGGTGATACACTGTACTTTAACGGCACTGACTACGCAAGACTAGCCAAGGGTAGTGCATCTCAGGTTCTTACTATGAACTCTGGTGCAACCGCACCCGAATGGGCTGCTGCTGGTGTCGCAGATATGGAAGCCAACACAGTTAAAGTCAGGGATGCGAACTCTACTGGCGCACCATCTAACAAGACTGTGGCAGATACACAGATACTTATAGGTGATGGCACTGGATTCACCGCTGCTGCTTTGAGCGGTGACGTAACAATGGCCAACACTGGAGCGGTAACAATTGCCGCTAACTCAGTAGATGGAACCATGATCGCTCTTGGGTCTGATGCTCAAGGCGATGTTATGTATTACAACGGCACTAACTATGTAAGACTTGCTCCTGGAACTTCAGGTCACTTCCTGAAAACTCAAGGTTCAAGCGCAAACCCAGTATGGGCCGCAGCATCAGGTGGTGCATCAGATATAGACGATTTATCAGATGCCCTAGTAGAAAACAATTCTATCTGGCTGGGTAATGATCCTTCCTCAACTACAGATACTGCGAGTAATAATGTTGCGGTTGGTCTTACTGCTTTAGATGCCATTACAACTGGTGATGATAATGTTGCTATAGGACAAGGAGCGCTCAGTGCGAATACCACCGGCACTAGGAATACGGCGGTTGGGTGGGCAGCTGCTCCGGCTGTTGTAAGTGCAAATGATAATACTGCTATGGGTTGGTCTGCATTGTATGCTACCACTGGCGCAGAAAATACCGCTATTGGTTCCTATGCTATGCAGTCTAATACAAGCGGCGCTTCAAATACAGCATTAGGAGATCATGCTCTGTTTGCCAATACTACCGGGGGGGGTAATGTGGCAGTTGGTTATCAATCATTAGATGCTAATACTATAGGGTCATCCAATATTGCCATAGGTAGTAGTGCATTAGGCGCTCTCACCACAGCCGGTAGTAATGTTGCTGTTGGTAATGGTGCGGGTGCGGCTGTTACGACCGCTACTAGCTTTACAGCAATAGGTGCGTCTGCGGGATCATCTACTACTACTGGTGATAGGATTACTGCTATAGGAGCAAACGCATTAGACGCTAATACCACAGGAGCGAGTAATGTTGCGGTTGGGGATCACGCATTAGGGGCTAACACTACTGGTGGAGGCAATGTTGCTGTGGGAAGAAATTGCCTACTAACGTGTACTACCGGGTCTGATAATGTAGCGATGGGTGCTGGTGCATTGCAAGTTCATACCACTGGCTCGTACAACTGTGCTTTTGGCGGGGCTGCTTTGGACGCAAATACAACAGCAAATAATAATGTAGCTGTTGGTTACGGTGCCTTAACCTCTAATACAACAGGTAATGACAATGTATCTATTGGTTATGCTACTGGATTTGGATTAACTTCTGGGTATAACAATACTCTTTTAGGGAGAGCGGCTGGATATGGTGTAACCACGGGTTATAGGAATATTGGTCTAGGCGGTGACGCATTAAGGGCAAATTCTCCCGCTGGTAATGTTACAACGGGAAATGATATTGCTTGTATTGGTGATGATAATTTGGCGTCCTTATATTGCGTTCAAACCAGTATTTCTTCTTCTGACGAAAGGGATAAAACAGATATAGAAAACTTTGATTACGGATTAGATTTTATAAAACAGATGCGCCCCGTGTCTTATAGGTGGGACAGGAGATCATGGTATACGGGTCCACATCCTACAAGAGCAGATAAACTTAATGTAGTTCCAGATGGAACAAAGAAAAGAGAAAAACTTTACATAGGGTTTCTCGCGCAAGAAGTTCAAGAAATAGAACAGAGTATTGGTTATTCAAATAACAAAGATGATGAATTAGTAGTAAATACCAATGAAGATGATACTGCGCTAGGGATCAAATACGAACTCATTGTTCCAATTCTGGTCAATGCAGTTAAACAACTGTCTGAAGAGGTTGAATCTCTGAAGGCGCAATTAGGGAGTTAGTAAAAAATGGCAGAAACAGCAGCAGAAATCTTACAGCATTACACAGCAATGGGTCACAGTGTTGACCTTATTGATGCAGTTATCGCTGGAACACAGATGGTAAATGAAAGCGCAGACGAAAAAAATGCTTGCGTAGATAGAAATGTAGAGCATCTTGAATTGATGTTGACGAGAGACTACTGGACTAGCGAAGACATGACTGCGGTTAATGCAGCTATTGTCTCGGGGAAAGCATACAATGCCTAAAGCAAAAAAGAAGGAAAAAGTGCCTCAGAATGTAGTAAGCATTGATGGGTCAGAGTACGAGTTTGATTCGTTAGTAGACGAGGCTAAAGTTGCGATCAGTCATATCGCCCAGTTGAACGGTGAAGTTAATACTTTGCAAATGAAATTGGTTCAGCTAAATGCGGCTAAATCAGTATTCATGGCCCAACTAAAAGAATCGTTACCAAAGTAAATGGCACTCGTTCCGGTAGATAATGTAGGGCAGTATGGCATCGTCAAGGATCAGAACCCCTGGCAGCTACCCCCTAATGTCTGGAGTGATGGCAATAACATAAAGACAGATGAAGGCTCTATAAAGAAGACACCCGGCTATGCCGAGGTGATGAAAACCTGTCCTGTCGCACCTTACCATATTATACAGTTGACTCTTGGTACTCCTGAGTTTTGGGTTGTTGCTGGGTTAGCAGCTATCTATACTTATGATAATACCAGCTTGTCTACTTTACTTAATGGTGCGATAAATTCCAGTGTTACTACAGTTACAGTAGACAGTACAGCTGATTTTGAGTCTATAGGTACTATTACCGTAGGTGCGGAGAATATAAGCTATACTGGTAAGACTTCTACTACATTTACCGGGTGTACCAGAGGAGCAGATAGTACCACTGCTGCCTCACATGATGATGATTCCACGGTAAATAGAGCAACCAAGTGGTATAATATCACCCGTACATCTGGTGCGTATTCAGCTACAGCAGATGAGAACTGGACATCCACTATCATAGGTGGTGTCCTAGTGATGACTAATAATGTTGATAAACCACAGTTCTGGGAACTGACCGATGGTGTTCCTTTATCTAATACAAAGATGCAGGATTTGACTAACTGGCCCAGCCTTACTGCTCTTAACGGTGCGTTAAATAGTTCAGCCACAACAGTTACTGTGGACTCTACTGAAGATTTCCCAACATCTGGTACCGTAACAATAGATTCTGAGGATATATCGTATACTGGGAAGACCGATACTACATTTACAACCTGCACTAGAGGTGCAAATAGTACAACCGCAGCAGCACATGATGACGATGCAGCTGTATACGTTACCGTATATACTAAATCTATGCGCGCTTTCCGGTCCTTCTTGGTCGCTCTTAATATAACGAGGGCTGGTGTGTCTTACCCTAGAGTTGTCAAGTGGAGTACAGAGGCTGGTATACAGGGTGTCCCATCCTCATGGAATGAAACGACCAGTACGGTCGATGCTGGTGAGTTTGAATTAGCTGACACAAAAGGCGATATCCTAGACGGTCTTCAGTTAAGAGATACGTTTATGATCTATAAAGAGGATGCCACATACTCTATGAGTTTCGTGGGAACCCCTTTCATATTCTCATTCAGACAGCTATCTCCTACCATTGGAGCGATAGCAAAGAACTGTGTAGCTGAGTTTGATGGTGGTCATGCTATCTTTGGTAAAGGTAACTTCTATATCAATGATGGTCAGAGACTTAAACCCATACTCCCCCAGAAACTAAAGGAATATGTGTTTACAGAAATAGATGGCGCGCAGATCAACAAGTGTTTTGTTGCTGCCGACTATGGCAGGACTGAGATATTATTCTGTTTCACGGCTGACGGTGCCTTGACCAACCACCCTAACAAAGCTATCGTATGGAATTATATTACTAATACATTTACGATAAGAGACTTACCTGATCTTGCCCACATTGGTTACGGTAACGTAGGAAACCCAACAACATCCACGACTTGGGCGAGTACCACCACTACTTGGGCAGGTACAACTGGTCCGTGGACGATGAGTTATGACCTACAGGATAAGGTTCTACTCTTTGCTGATCCAAGCAATACTAAACTGTATAGAGATGGGTCAGGTAACCAGGAAGATACCACTAATATGGTATCTTATATCGAAAGAACTGGTTTAACTATGAATGGTCAAGGCCAACCAGACCACACTACAGTTAAGCGTATCAGTTCCATCTGGCCCAAGATGTCTATTAGTGGTTCAGACAGTATAAATGTGTACCTGGGTACCCAGATGTCCACGGAAGGTGGTATATCATGGAACGCTCCTGTCTCATTTGATCCTAATACCCAGTCTAAAGTATCTGTTAGAGGCACTGGGAAGTTATATGCTGTACGCTTTGAGTCTACTACGGATATGAACTGGGAGTTAGATGGTTATTCTATAGAGGTTGACAATGTAGGTAAGCGTGGCTCAAGGAGTTACTAATGGCGACCTACGCCGACAGGGTAGAGAAGAGTGTAACAAGATATGAACCCGGTCCTCTTCCAGAACAGGTAGATGATCTTGGTGGTTACGTTGTCACGGAACTTAAAAGACTAGGTGATATTCTTCTGAATCAGTCTATATTCAGGCTAGAGCCTACACATATAGAGCCAGATAAACCACGCAAGGGTGATATAAGATACGCAGATGGGACCGATTGGAATCCGGGTGGAACCGGGGAAGGAATTTACTGGTACAACGGAACAGCATGGGCAAAACTATAACGCAACTTGAATCTGAAAGTACACAAGCACCTTCATGTAAGGTTGCTCTTGTCAACTCTGAAGATATTGAACTGGTATGGGATGAAGTATCTTCTCTCATTGAGAAAGCATTATCTCATGCAGAAGGCGAACTTGTACCGGAAGATATAAGGAAGCATCTGGATACTGGTGATCTTCGACTATGGGTAGCATTTGAGGATAGAAATCTTATCGCTTCGATGGTTACAGAGATAGTACAGTATCCAAGGAAAAAGATAGTACGGATTATCACCCTTGCCGGGAAAGGAATGGATATGTGGTATGATTTCCTGCCCATGTTGGAGGGTTATGCAGTACGGAATGGATGCTCATCCCTTGAGGCGTGGACTAGAAAAGGTATGACTAGAAAACTAAAAGACTGGAAACACTCTTATGACATCATTACGAAAGACTTGAAACAGAGGATGCAATAATGGCGGTAGCACCTATTACACAACCTACAGCAGCGGGTATTGATCCAGTAGATTATAGCCCTTGGTCACAGCCAGCACAGGCTAGGTCTGCATTGCCCGGTATATTGAATTATGTACCTAACGCTAACCCTTTGGCAGCACCTACGGCATCACCAACCTTTTTTGGTGGTACTCCTTATGGCAACTATGTCAGGATGTGGCCTGATTTAATAAAAGCATTTCAAGACCCAAATCAAACTGGTTCGCAGAATATAGCAGACTGGGGCAGATCGCATTGGGAAACATTTGGGCAGTGGAATCCGACAAGGCTTGCAGCTGGGCGACCTGAAGACTTACCCGTAAGCACAGCCATATCTTTAGGCGATACTATGGATACAGGTGGGGCAAGAGTCAGTGTGGGTACGTCAGGACTACCAATGCCCGATGTAGAAGGGTACAAGTATGTGTATAATGCGTATGATTGGAACCAAGACAATCAAGCATATGAACCAATAGCTGCAAAGTACCATAATATAGATGAGTATCCCTACTATCCGTATATGCCAGAAGGTGGCGAAGCAGTAAATAGAAACGGTCGTATCTTAGTCGGCATTAGTTTAGTACCAGACGACTATCATACTTATCCTGATTAGGAGAATAATATGTCCGGTGGATCAAAAGTACAAACAACTAGAACAGAACCTTGGGAAGCGCAGAAACCCTACCTAGAGACTGGATTCAAACGAGCAGAGGATTTATATACAAGTGGTAAGCTAACACCGGGATACTTTGGTGGTGGCACACTTGCTGGTTTTGATCCAGCCGAGGCAGCTGGTCAACAGTCTGCCCTGACCTACCTTACTGGTCCAAGAGCAGCAAACCTACAGGCTGGTGCCGAGACTACCCAGTTAGGTGCTATGGATTATGGTAGAGGTGCGATGGGACATGGGGCAACTGCTGCTCAACCACTTACTCAGACTC